AAGGTAGCTATCAAATACTCTCACCAATGTGGGGGGAATGTTGAATCATATTCGTTAGTGAAAGGAGACGGACATGAAAAAGAAATCTAAAGCGAAGGTACGCATGCGTACAGATGTACTAACATCTGCCAACATGTTGGTAAGTGAGACTCGTGAAGATGAACATGGAGACTTCACAGAGAATGCAGAGACTACTGCCAAGCTATGGTCTGCATACAAGGGAACAGAGTTTACTGCTCATGATGTACCTATGATGTTGGCTTTGTTGAAAGTAGCTAGAGCTAAGAGCAAACCTAAGAAGATAGATAACTATCGTGATGGGTGTGGATACATAGCACTAGCAAGTGAGCAAGTATGAGTATCATAACTATAGACTTTGAAACCTATTACAGTAGGGAGTACTCGTTGTCTAAGATGACAACGGAAGCCTATGTTCGTGACAGTAGGTTTGAGGTTATTGGGGTTGCCGTTAAGATTGATGGCAACCCTACCACATGGTATGCAGGTAGTGATGTGGGGGGTTTCCTAAACGACATCGACTACACCGACCATACTATATTATGTCACAACACTATGTTCGATGGGGCGATATTGTCATGGCTATATAATATAAAGCCAAAGTTTTGGTTTGACACCATGCTGATGACACGCCCTCTCGTTGGTCAAACTGTGGGGGGTTCGCTTAAAAATCTTGCTATACATTATAATATAGGGAAGAAAGGCGATGAGGTTTTCCAGACTCTGGGGAAACGAAAAGCGAACTTCACACCACAAGAGCTTGACCGATTCGGCGATTATGCAATCAATGACGTTGACCTTACATATGCATTGTTCAAGAAAGTATCGAAGAACTTTCCAGTATCTGAACTGATGGTGATTGACCAGACCATTCGTATGTACACACAGCCTACGATTGAACTGGATAGAAGTACTCTTACTTCTCACCTGGGACGAGTGCAGACAAACAAAGCACAACTTCTTGACACAATAAATACGGCAGGTGTAGATCCAGATAAGCTGAAGAAACTACTGATGAGTAACGATAGGTTTGCCAAGCTACTCAAAGCTATGGGGGTTGAACCACCTACCAAGGTAAGTCCTACCACTGGTAACAAGACATGGGCATTTGCCAAGACTGATGCAGGGTTCATTGAGTTATGTGAAACTGGGTCACCTAAAGTACAAGCCTTATGTAATGCAAGGTTAGGTATCAAGTCCACCATCGAAGAGACTAGGACAGAGAACCTAATCAAGGTTGCTGATAGAGGTAGGCTACCTATTATGCTGAACTACTATGGCGCACACACTGGTAGGTTTAGTGGTGGTGACAAGCTGAACCTACAGAACCTACCAAGGAATGGTGCTATACGTTCTGCCCTGACTGCCCCTGAAGGACATAAGCTAATAGCTTGTGACTCATCACAGATAGAGGCAAGGGTACTGGCACACCTAGCAGGTCAAGATGATTTGGTTGAAGCCTTTAGGCAAGGGCGTGATGTATACAGTGAGTTCGCATCTAATGTATATGGCAAGACTATAACCAAAGAGGACAAGCTAGAAAGGTTTGTTGGTAAGACTTGTATACTTGGACTAGGTTATGGCATGGGTGCTGAGAAGTTTCGTAGCACACTAGCACTAGGCATGGGTGGTCTCAAAGTAGACATACCATTGGAAGAAGCCAAGCGTATTGTATATCTATATAGAGATAAGAACCATCGTATCACTGCACTATGGCAACGATGTCAATCGGCATTGTCTGACATGATAGCAGGGCGAGGTGGTATCATATCTGATTATGTATCGTATGATAAGCAAGGCATCTTACTACCTAGTGGGTTACGGATACAGTACCCTACCCTCAATCATACTGACAATCAGTTCAGATATATATCTGACGCAAGGACATATCGAAAGATTATGTCTGCTAAACTACAAGGGGAGACTATCCCCCACAATAACTGGACATACATCTACGGAGGAAAGGTCGTAGAGAATATAGTCCAAGCACTGGCACGAATAGTAGTGGCAGAGCAAATGGTGTCTCTCGGACAATCATATCATGTATCGTTTCAAGTACACGATGAGCTAATCGTCTGTGTCCCTGAGCATGATGTGACACACGCAAGGCAACTTGTTGAGAGACGAATGTCAACCGCACCTGTCTGGGCTAAGGACTTGCCAGTGGCTTGTGAGTCTGGAGTTGGTGTTAATTATGGAGAAGCAAAGTGACTACACTTACAGAAATAAAATCTATCGTAAGCGATAAACATAAGAAAGAATTGTTGGAAGGACTTGCAGAAGTAAAAGAACAAATTCAGAAAGCTGACACAGCAGAGAGTATGGTACTCATGGTCAAGCTGAATGGAGACTATGTAAGGTTTTCAACATCAATAGGTAACACTATGGATTTAGTTGCACAGTTGGAACTATTGAAGTATGACGTAATAAAAAGAATGAAAAGGGAGGAAAACTAATGAGTAAACAAACTATTAGTCAAGCAACTCAACAAGCTATCGAAAGACAAGTCATCTTAGAAAAAATGAAAGGTAACAAAACTTTCAAAGATAGATGGATTGGTAATGGTTGGGTTTCTAAAGATAAAGATGGCAAGATTACTTTTACTACAACAAAACAATTAGCATACTAAAGGGAGGGAAACTAATGGGTAAAGTTAAAGCATTGCTGATGGATGCAGAGCAGACACTTGATGAGTGTCTAACTGACAAAGGTATGACCAATGAACAAGCCTTACGCTATATAAAAGAGAAACATGGTGGTATGGCTATGAACCATTGTGAATGGAAACTTAAACATTTCATAGAGAATGATGTTGACGATGAGATTACAGTAGAGTAAAGTTACTGTATGACAGAACTATCGCATTCATATTCTTCATTGAAGATGTACGAAAACTGTCCGAAGCGTTACTACCACCAGAGAATTACCAAAGAGGTAACTGACAGTGGTAGTGATGCTACTCGGTATGGTGAGCGTGTTCACAAAGCGCTTGAAGAACGACTAACAAATGACAACGAGTTGTCACAAGAAACTATACAGTACGAAAATCTATGCAGAAGCATAGCCAAGATGAAATCCCACCCCCAGTTTGATCAGTTACTGCTAGAAGAAAAGCTAACTATAACTGATAACTATACACCAACTGGTTGGTGGTCTGATGATGCTTGGTTGAGATCCATACTAGACGTATTAGTTTTGTTCAAAGACAAAGCTATAGTTATGGATTGGAAGACTGGCAAACGGAGACCAGACTTTACACAGTTAGAGATGTTTGCATTACAAGTCTTCTCACATTTTCCCCAAATAAATACAGTAATAACATCTTTCGTATGGCTGAAAGATATGAAGCAAGACAAGAGAGAGTTCTGCCGTGACTTGTCTGGAGAATTACAAGGTCACTTAAATGGTAGGATAGCTAGGATTACACAGTCATTGGAGAACGATGACTTCCCTGCAAAACCAAGTGGGTTATGTCGATGGTGTCCTTGCTATGAGTGGTGTGATTATTCTTCTTGACACTATTGTAAGGTTATGATATGGCTACTACACCAGAAGGTCGTATAAAGAATAGACTGAAGGCTATGCTCAAGAAGCACAGTGTGTGGTTTTATATGCCACAAGCAGGTGTCTTTGGTAGAGCAGGTATCCCTGACTTTGTACTTATCGTGGAGGGTAGGTTCATAGGAGTCGAGTGTAAGGCAGGTAGGCAGAAGAGACCTACTCAGTTACAACGTATAGCTATGGAAGGGATAGAGGAAGCAGGAGGTAAATGTTTTGTTGTGTATGATTATGACACACAAGATGAATTGGAAAGGTGGATATTAGATGCTCGTAATACCAAAGGTGCAGGGTCTCGCACTTAAACTAAACAACCCGCAGATTGTTTTGAATAGTATACCAACTGCCAAGCCGTTGTCAGTTCGTGGTCGTGAGCTTGTCGTCTGCCCCCACAAACTTACAGAGGTTTGGGCATTGCGTAAGCTAGGCATCAATGCACCTTCACCTATCATGCATTACTATAACTGGAAAGGTAAGTTCAAACCTTACGAACACCAAAAGAATACTGCTGACTTTCTAACTATACACAAGCGATGTCTAGTGCTGAATGAGATTGGCACTGGTAAAACACAGTCTGCATTGTGGGCATCTGACTACCTCATGGAGTTAGGTCTAGTAAAGAAATGTCTAATACTATCCCCCCTATCCACATTAGAACGAGTATGGAGTGACGCTATATTTATGAGCTTCATAGATAGACGAGCCACTGTATTGTATGGCTCTGCGGAGCGTAGGCGTAAGCTACTCAAGATACCCTCAGACTACTACATTATTAACCACGATGGCTTCCAAGTTATACAAGAAGAACTAAACGACTTTGATTTAGTTATTGTAGACGAGGCGGCGGTGTATCGTACACCATCCACCAACAGGT